GTGTTAAAATATCCAGTCAATGAAAGAATTTTAGAAGTATATGTAGCAGTTGCTTGTGGTTGTGACCATGAACGTGTAATTGTTATGGGCGTAGACAATCCTAAAAGGGTTGAAAGCGAAATGGCTGAAGAAAGACTTGCAAATGACAAAGACAGACAAGTAGAAGTTCCAGAAGCAATACTAGACGAAGTAGATAGTTCTGCAGAACAAGACCATTATGAATCACAACAAGGTGAAACAGACGGTCCTCTATTTGGAGAAGAGCATAATGCTAAATTCTTAGCAGAATTGCAAAAAATTAAAGACGAAAAAGGTGCAGACTATTTCCGTAACTATCCAAGCAAAGATGGTATTATGGGAGATGACCTACAAGCAATGCATGACACAATTACTGGTCAAGCACACGGCGGATTGGCTCCAGAAGCCAAACATGTTGATGTCATATCACAAAGTTCGAGAAGAAACTAATGTCAGATAGTACGGGAGAAACACATTCATACAAAAAATCTATGTATGGTGATGGCGCTTCAGTAACTATTGATGCAGGTGCAGAATCAATTGACCAATTAAAATTAATGCTACAAAAAGTAGGCATTACTTTACCGTCAGGTGGACCAGAAGCACAAGAAGAGCCATGTGGTGCAAGTGATTCACAAGAAATGCCATTAGATGCAGTAGTTGTTTCACAACCAGAAGAAGATCCTACAGGAATGCAATTTCCGAGAACAGAAATAGACCCAGATGCAAAACCAGATGTATCAATGTCCACAGATAAAGAAGTTTTAAGTAGTGTTATAAGAGACAGACTTAAAGACTTCTTAATGAACGGTTCTAAATAACAAAAAATCCACTATAATTTAGCATAAGTAGTCGTATGCATAAAAATCTATACTTTAAAATACCTGAACTAAGGTTACCGGATGAATTTTTTAGTAATACTGAGGTAGTAGGCGATCCAGCCTCTTCACAAATATTAGATTTCATGAACACATCAGAGCAAGGTCAACGAACTAGACTGTTACAAACAAGTGACAAGGAATCTGATTGGGTAACTGGTACTATAGACGAGTATGTAGCAAAGCAATTAGTAGAGTGGTGCAATGAAAAGTTCACAATACGTTTTACTAATGCATACATTATAAAGACAGACCCAGGTAAAAACGGTGACTGGCATTGTGAAGGCCCATTATTACAAAATAGGCTATGTGCATTAAATTTTCTTATACAAGGAGACTTAGGTACTACTAAAGCAGAGTGGGGAACACATAAGAACTATGATGTAGATCCAGATTTTATAGACAGATACATATCAAAAGGTGTTAAGCATGAAGATGTAGACGTTGTAAAAGAGTATGTTAGTGAAGATAACATTCCTTTCTTTTATAACACCGCATGTTTACACAGATCCGTAAATGAGAATTGTACATCACCAAGAACTGTACTATCTGTTTCGGCTCCGTTTAATATAGGTATGAAAGAAATAACAAAAATGTATGAAAACGGAACATTATTTAGGTAAATATTATTATGCCAAAAGGTACAGTAAATACAGAGTTAGTTAAACAAGCATATTCAAAGATTCCTTATGATTCTGATATGTTAAGGGAGTTCCAAGCATGTTGTGATCCTAACACAGGACCAATGCACTTCATGAAGAACTTTGTTAAGATACAACACCCTACAAAAGGCGGTATTAAGTTTGAGCCCTTTGATTATCAAGAAGATTTAATTGCTAATTATAATGCACATCGATATAGTATAAACATGCTGGGCAGACAGATGGGTAAAACCACTGTAGCGGCAGGTTACTTACTTTGGTTTGCAATGTTTAAGCCAGATAGTACAATACTAGTTGCGGCCCATAAGGCGGCTGGTGCTCAAGAAATTATGCAACGTATACGTTATGCATATGAAAGTATTCCAAACCATATTAGAGCGGGTGTTGTAGAATACAATAAAACAAGTTTAACATTTGATAACGGCAGTAGAATTGTTGCAAGTACAACAACTGAAAATACTGGTCGTGGTATGTCTCTTACATTAGTATACTTAGATGAGTTTGCATTTGTACCACCTAGAATAGCCAAAGAGTTCTGGACTTCACTGTCACCAACATTAGCAACAGGTGGTAAGTGTATTGTTACCAGTACACCAAATAGTGATGACGATACTTTTGCTGGCATTTGGAATCAAGCAATTAAAACTGTTGACGAATATGGCAATGAACAAGAAGTAGGTATAAACGGATTTAGAGGTTACATGGCTACATGGGATCAACATCCAGATAGAGATGATAATTGGGCAGTTGAGGAAATGAGTAGGATTGGTGAAGAACGTTTTAGGCGTGAACACGAATGTGAATTTATTATATACAACGAAACACTTATTGATGCATTACATTTGGCTACTATGAAGCACACAGAAACCCTGTACAAGACAGGACAAGTACGTTGGTACAAAAGACCTACAGCAGACAAAATGTATGTGCTATCGTTAGATCCTAGTGCAGGAACAGGCGGAGATAACTCTGCAATACAAGTAGTAGAATTACCTAGTATGGTACAGGTAGCAGAATGGTGCCATAACAAAACTCCTGTCGAAGGACAAGTAAGAGTTATGTTAGACGTATTAAAAGAATTAAAACAATACGGTTCAAAAGAATTATACTGGACTGTAGAAAACAATACAATTGGTGAAGCCGCCTTAGTTGTTATAAGAGATACAGGCGAAGAACAATTCCCAGGAACATTTTTACATGATCCAGTTAAAGTACAAGGCAAAAGAGGTCGTAAAGGATTTCATACAAGCAGTAAGACTAAAATTGACGGCTGTTTACAACTTAAACGTTTCATAGAGCAAGGCAAGTTAAAAGTCTACAGTAAAGCATTTTTAAGTGAGCTTAAAAACTTTGTTGCACGTGGTAATAGTTTTGCAGGGCAACCTGGTGAATCAGACGACTTAGTTATGAGTATGGTTATTGTGTGTAGGATGATTAGTTACATTAGTACATTCGAAGATGACATATTTACAGTAGTAAATCAAAATATCGGCGATGGTACAAGACCTGACGATGATGGGCCATATGATGAATATGACGAACCTATGCCTGTTGGAGTGCTGTAAAATTCTTCTTAAATGATAAATACATACATAACGGAGATACAAGTTAATGGCAACAAGTGTAAAAACAGTAGCAGATAGAGTTTTTAACCTATTAAAAGGTTATGGATTCCAAATCGATACTTATAATAAAGAAGGCGAAGTTGTAGGCGATCCAGCAGAAGCAATTAGATTTTTTGTTGAAGACCCAAACTTACTAGTTACACTTAATGTTCCTAAAGAAGAAATAAGACTTAGTATCAGTGCTAATACTGACCAAACAGATACGTTAAGAAACCAATTAAGTGAAATAGCAAAAGACTATTTAATGATGTTGGACTTTAGAGTGTTTGGTAAAACATTAAAACCAAGCAGTGAAGCAATAAACATATCAAGAGAATCAGACATGAAAGAACATAATAGAATGAGAAAACTAGCAGGACTAGAAACACTCACAGAAGAACGAGCAGTTGTAGGATGTAACGATGACCAGTCATTGTATATGTTTATGGCAGGCGAAGAGCATAACTTAGGAACAACTCCAGAAGAGATAGCGTCTAAGTTAAAAGAGCTTGATGCAGACTTTGAAGATATGTACTACAGTTCAACAATGGACTTTGCAACAGAATGCGGTTTTGAAACAGACGAGTCTGCAAAAGACTTAATGGATAACGCAATGGCGTTAATGAATGATGTTCAAGAAGTAAGAGAAGCAGAAGCAACTATAGAAGATTGTATTCGTAAAACTTTAGAAAAAGAAGGCGGAGCGGCTGGACTAGGTGCTATTGAAGATGCATGTAAAGAAGCAGGATTTGAAGAAAACTGTGAAGATGCAATATCCAAAATGTCTGATGTTAAAAAACATGAACACGGTGATTACATATTAGAAGGTAAATTACCAGCTGGGCTACAAGCATACCAAGATAAAAAGAATGGTAAGAAAGATGATGCTGACAAAGACGACAAAGACGACAAAGATGCAGTTGAAGAAGGTAAAAATTGTGGCTGTGGACAAAATCCTTGTAAAACATACGGCACTAAAAAAGAGTCTGTAGAAGAAACTATTGTTGTAGAAGCAAGTTTAGGTTCTATGAGAGGCAGTATTAAAACAAGTAACCAACCACTAGGTGGAACAAAGATTATAGTTAAACATACTAAAGCAGTAAACGAAGAAGTACGTGGTTCTAGAAGTAGAAACATACAAAAGATATTCATTGAGAATAACGAAGAAAGATTCTTATTCCCAAGCAAAAACTTAAATGGTGCCAGAGCAATGGCAAGACATTTATATAACGGTGGACAAATGCACGATACAGTAGGTGAAAGTATTGTTGCTATGTGTACTGAATTAAAAACATTAAAAGAATTCGCAAACTATGTTAAGAAGCAAGGTCTTATAAATGAAGAAAATAATGACTATGTAGAACTTGCAAGACAACATATTAGCACAATTAAAGAAACGTTTAAAAAATTAAGCGGTGTAAAAACTTACAGTAAAGCAGTTGAAAGTTTAAAAGACATGGACAATATTGATATTGTAAATGAAGTAAATTTAGAAGACCACTTTACAGAAACACATTTTGATGACAAAGTGGGTAGTGTACATGAAACTATTAGTAAATTAGTAAATAGACAAACTGCATTTGAAAGTATGATTATGACAACTATTGAAAGTGAGAACTTTGCAGGTGTTAAAGAACTTATTAGTGAAGATCCAATGGACTTTGCTACACCACAAGCAAAACTAGGACATCAAGTATCACAGTTAGGCTCTACTGCTACAAATCCACAACTTGCAAACTACTTAGGTAGTATTAGTAATAAACTAAGCAATGGTGGACAAATGAATCAATTTGAATATAGAGCAGTTAAGGCTTCTTTACTTTCAGCACAAAGAACAGACCATGCTGAAATGGCCCATACTGTAACGGAAGAAGAGAAGTACACCGATTTTATAAACAGTTTTATTAAAGATTAAATAAATACATATACAACAAGACAACGGTTGTTATCAATAAAATGATAAAAAAAGGTTGACAATATGGCACAAAGGCATTAAACTTAGGCACAAGTAATACATTAACACAAAGTAGTATTACACATTATGGCACAAACATAGGAGACACTATTATGGCATCTTTGGCAGAAATAAGGGCTAAATTGGCAAGCATGGAGAACAACAAAAGTTCTAGCCAATCATCAACAGGCGGCGACAACGCCATTTATCCACACTGGAATATCGACGAAGGAACATCAGCAGTTCTCAGGTTCTTACCTGACGCAGACACTGATAACACATTCTTTTGGCAAGAAAGACAAATGATTAGACTTTCTTTTCCAGGTGTAAAAGGCGGTGACAGTAAACCTGTTACAGTACAAGTACCGTGTGCAGAAATGTACGGAGATACTTGTCCAGTATTAACTGAGGTTCGTCCTTGGTTTAAAGACGCAAGTCTAGAAGACATGGGTCGTAAGTACTGGAAAAAAAGAAGTTACATATTCCAAGGATATGTTACTGAAAACCCACTTAACGAAACAACACCTGAAAATCCAATCAGACGTTTTGTTATATCCCCTCAAATCTTTAACATTATTAAATCAGCATTAATGGATCCTGATATGGAAAACATTCCTACTGATTATGTAAACGGTACAGATTTTAGGGTTATGAAAACCACTAAAGGTCAATATGCTGACTACAGTACTTCTAAATGGGCTCGTAAAGAACGTGGCTTAAATGAAGAAGAATTAGCGGCAATTGATACAAATGGTTTATACACATTATCAGACTTTTTACCAAAAAGACCTGGGCAAGATGAACTTAACGCAATTAGCGAAATGTTCCAAGCATCAGTTGATGGCGAGTTGTATGATGTTGAGCGTTGGGGTAACTTCTACAAGCCGTATGGCGTAGATGTACCTGCAAGTGCTTCAGCAAAACCTACAACAACAGCACCAGCTCAAGCGGCTCCGGCTCCGGTAGTAGAAACTCCAGCACCAACAGTAACAACTGAACCAGTAGCACCTGCTCCTGCTCCAGTACAACCTGTCGCTGAAGCAACTACTCCAGCACCTGCTACAGCAGAGGCAAGTGGTGATAAGCCTAGTGCGGATGATATTTTAAATATGATTCGTAACAGATCCTAGGAGAAGATAATGCAGAAACCATTTGACTTAACCAAGTTCAGGACGGGCATAACTAAAGGCATCACTGGAATCAGTGCAGGCTTTCATGACCCACAGGATTGGATATCAACTGGTAACTACACTTTAAACTACCTAATAAGTGGGGACTTCCATAAAGGAGTCCCTTTAGGTAAAGTTAGTGTATTTGCTGG